TACTTGCCATGTCAAAAATCCTCTACTGAGCGGAATTATATCACCGTTTTAAACAAATGAAAAGTCTTACGCGGCTATCTCTGTCCAACTCGTTCCGGGGCTTGGTGTAACACTCGCCCAACTCGTTCCGGGGCTTGGCGTTATCTTACCCCAAACCACCACTCTACCTAAGTTTGCCGTGGCAGACACGGAAGTAAGTGCAACTACCGCCGTTCCTACAACAGACTCAGCACCAAGGGTTGTAGAACCAGCTAATCCCGTTAGCTGTACGTCTACCTGTATAATAGCTGTAACGCTACCTAACTCTGACGTGCTAGAAACGCCCGTAGTAGGCGCACCCGTGTCCGTTGCAACAGTCTCCTGACCAACTTCTGCTGTACCAGAGACACCTGTTAAGGTTAAGTTACAAGTTCCAACGACAGCTTCATCGCCAAGCCCCACAGAGCCTGTCATGCCGTCTTCTGTTACAATCGCTCCTGCACCAACAAGTACAGACTCAAGTAGAGTTGTGCCCTCAACTCCTGTAACGGAGACAACACTAGAGCCAACTACGGTTGTAGTTCCTGTTGAACCTGTTAGCTGGTTAAGAGAGACAGGGAGTGTCTGACCTGTGTCGGCAAATACGCCGCCACCCCAAACGCCTTCACTCCAAACACCGTTACCCCAGCCTGTTAGACTTTCTGTTGTGCCTTCAACACCCGTAACAGAAACATCAACAGGGATACTAACTGTAACGGAACCAAGGTGTACTTGATTGTAAAAAGAGGGGGCTGTTATATTAGCCGCTTGGAAACTTTGAACAGTGCCCAAAGCAGTAGAGGCTAGAAGTGAAGAGACATCAACGGGGGCAGAGCCAGAAGCAGTTTCATCCCCCAGCGTTGCCGTACTAGAAAATCCAGTAGCCGCAATAGTGGCGTTGGCTAGACCACCCCAACCCGTGTCACCCCATGCGCCTTCACTCCAGCCGTTAGCTGCCATAACAGCTACCTTTATGCGATGCGAATAATTGCGCTAGATGCGTTAGCTGTAGGAAACTGGATAGTAAAAGTTCCAGAAGTTGATGTCTTGTCAGCACCAAAGTCTAATGCAGCCACAGCAGCATTTGTAGCAGAGCTATTGTAGATCAGTGCGCCACGAGCTGTTATTGTTGCCGTGGTAAAGCTCAGATCTGCAAAATCTGTAAATGCAGTCGTACCAGAAGTAGTTGGCGTTACATTTGTCAGTGTACCGCCGCCAGTTGCGTAGGAACCGCTAGAAGCAATTTCGCCTGTTGTAGTAAACGCAGTGGTAGATGCGCCTAACGTAGCGGTTGTAGAAGACTTACCACCCCCGCCAATCGCGTACAAAGCCAGCTTAAACGTATTACCAGTACCGTTAGTAAAATTATGCGTACCCGTAAGAAGCTGGGACTTAAACGAGGTGCACATTGCTTGAGTGATAGCCATCATATTCTCCTAATAAACAAGTATGCTATTCGCAATTATAACTTATTTTTAAATCATGTAAAGTTAATCAGCGATTTAGCAAGATCTTCTTGTCCATATTTTCGGACTTCTTGTATAATAGACGACCGTTCTTCTCGTCGCGCTTTTACTATATACTCATAAATTACGTTTCGAAGATTTTCCCTAAACGCTTCTGCTTGTAACCTTATTGGCTCAGGAGCCGAATTAGATACAGAAATTAATTTATCTAAAGCTAATTCAGTTAATTGTTCAGAAGATAACCCACCTTCATTAGATGTCATAACACCTACAGAAGTTACCGTTATACCAGCACCAACACTAACCATTTTTATTTTCCTTCTTTTTGTAAGAAACACCTTCTATATCGTGACGACCAATTAATACAGGTTCTGTAACTACATCAATAGGTTCAGGTGATTCCATTTTGGATTTATTAGAAATAATAAGAGACCCTTCGTGAAATTTTTGTACTAAGGGGTCTTCAAGGCGGTGATAGCCGTATAGTTTTTCTTCTGGAGGGACAGCAGTATCTAGTAAAGAAGATGAATGCGCAACTTGAATAGCTATTCCTTTTGTTACCGCAACAGCGCACCAAAATTCTACACAAGCGCGACCTGCTTCAGCAAAATAAATATTCTTCTTATAAGAAAAGTCAATACCGTAAAAAGAAATTTTCTTTACTTTATTCGCGATAGCAAAAGCAACAGCATACGCAACAGTATTATTAAAATAACAATACCCTAAAGAAGTGACTACATCTTGTAGAGGAAAGTCTACAATTTCAGGGACTCTTTCATCTATTTGACAAGAATATATTGGACCTTTATTAGGTGTTTCTAATAAAAACTCTCTTGCAATACCCGTTTGCGTTCCAGCTTTTTCATCATCTAAAAACCTAGAAGCGGGGTCCATCATAAATGTACGGTCTACATGAAAAATACCACCAATACTATTTATACCCCAAATTTCGTCAAACTGTTCTGAATTTATTCGAGCCATAGTATATTCTGCAATAGAACTACCTAGCCCTAATATAGCAACTGATTTATTCTTTAACCTCTTGTCCACTGTTAAGACCTTCCGACTGAGTTAGATTAAGCACAAAATTACCTGATAAAATTACACGACCTTCTTTACAATCATCGGTGTAATGCGACAAGTGTGACGGGAAGATTAAAAAATCACCTTGCTTAACCTCCACTTTAGTGTACACAGGATTTCCGTACACAGTGTCAAAAAAGGTTAGCTCTGTGTAATCATCAGGGACTTTTAAATAAGTTGATACAGAGTATTCAGGACTAATTAAACGTCCAGATCCGTGAGAATGAGGCTGCACAAAACTATTAGAAGAATACCAAGCCACCCATGCATCCTTATACTGACAAGTAACATCAAAATCTACTCTGTTATCGTTGTGTAACGGAGGGTATTTTAGCCCAAAAGAAATAATTGTTGCTGTAACTCTGTCTGCAAATTTTTGAAAAACAGGGGCAAAACTTTCGTCCTTGAAAATTTGCCAACCCGTTCTGTTCGTGTTTTTTAAGTTACAGTCTACTTCCTCTACAAAAGGTCTAGCCTTTTCTTCTAACTCATCACAAAGAGTTTGGTTTATAGACCCCTTTATAACATGTATAGAACCAGGGACTTCCACAAGAGAAAAGATCTGTCTTTTTAACATGGTCAATCTCGTGCTAGAGGAAATTTATATTCAGGCTACGTCTCATTTTTTGATCCGTACATGTTGTGCTGTTGTGAACAATATTCCCATCAAATATGATAGCACGGTTCGCCACGCTTTCAACAACAGTCTCTTCTGCCAATCGAGTAAACCCATCACAGGTATTCAGATAAAGGAGAAAAACTTTATGTTCGGTGTCGTAGTCTATGTGAGGTTTATGTTCGCGAATAGTATCTGTTCTTGGGAAGAAATTTGCTTTAGCGCGAATTAAGGCTTTCACATTTATTCTATCTAAGATAGGCAAGATTAACGGCTCAAATAAATCTGAGGTTATTTTATAGTGTTGATAAAACATGTGGGTGAAATAATACCCGTCTTTATCACTTGGATCAGCAACACTATCACTGAAAAAAAGAGGTACGTTGCTTGAAGCAAGGATTTTATATGTCTCAAAAACTTCTTCTGGAAAAAAGTTGTCAATTACTTCACAAGTCATTTATGTTTTTGGTGCTCTCACCAACCCCGTTCTATAGGCATCGGTGTTCTCTACAGCTTCGCCGTAGTTTTTCAAGCGTTGTGCCGCTTCCACAAAACGGTTCTGATACATCGCCATAACGTCCGCCTCACCCTTCATAAACGTATAAGCCTCAATTAGTGACCCATACAACAATGCGTCTGGCGCATTCGTGCCAAACCATGACGTACCATCACCCGTTGTTGTTATTGATGCTGGGCGATAATAGTAATGTAGTTCAACATCATAATTATCATCTGGTGTTGGCGCAAGAATAAAATTGTTTACGTCAAAAGTAGAGTAGTATCGAGGCGAACCAGTGGTAGCAGGATTAGGGTTGAACTCTTGCAAAAAGTTCACATCCTTATACAACAAAAATATTTTTTCGCTGTCACCATTAGTGTACGACAAAGAAAAGCTAGCTAGATAATCAGGTGGGATAGAAAGGTACTGGTTACCTGAAGTCATACTTGCACTAGCATTTTTTCTAAAGTAGTCAAGCTCAATGAGCTTCAACAGCCGTTCTTCAGCGTTTGTGATGAAGCTATCAAGATTGTTTACAAAAGTTGTTTCCGTGTTTTGTGTGTAGTCCTGAATGGCTTGTTTTAGTGTTGTGTATGTATAACTCATGATGACGTAACCGTTACTGTACCAATTTCTCCTTCAGCCTGAAGCGTAGAAGGGGGAAGATAATCTTCTGTGGGGAATCCTACAGGATTCCACCCAATCTGTATAGACGGTTCTATACGGTCAGGTCTTGCTTGTTTTAAGGCTTGTGCGTCTGCAATATGTCGTGTCGGTTCTAGTTGGGGGTGTTTTGGTTCGTATTCGGAAATATGAACAACCGCACCATTCCATTCTTTAATACGTTCTCTGTACGGAAAGGCCATACCACTCCGATCAGATATAAATAAAGCGTGTTTCCCACTAGAAAACGACATTACGAAATAACTCTTGGTACAAGACGTAAACTTGCTCGATCCCTATCTTCTGTTGCGGCTCTTGCAAATTCTTCGTCATAAATTGATTTTAATAATGCTATACGGTCGGGAGCAATTTTCATT